TAGTTCGTCATCCCGCCGGACAGGCCGAGCGACATGCTGATCGCTTCGATCGGGATCGTGACGGGCTCGCCGTTGCCGATGACCATCGGGTCTTCCAGCTCCGCGAAGATCCACTTGTTCCCGCCGCTGCTGGCATCGTTGAATGCGACGTGAGTCGCCGTGCCCCATGCGGAGCCGGAGGTCCCGAAGTTGATGACGACGTTATTGCTCGTCGCGTGACTCGCGCCGGTGCTGGCCTGGACGGAGCCGGCGCCCTGAGTGCCGGCCCAGTTCGTCAGCGATCGTGCGACGGCTTGCCGCGCGTAGCCGGTGCCGGTGAACTCGGTGAATGTCGAGTCAGGTATCACGACCCCATCGGAGTCCAGCTCCAGAGAGCCGAGCGAGATATACCAGCTCGAAGGGAGAGAGGGCTCGTTGCTTCGGATGAAATCGATGAGACGGTTCTCGCCGTAGTCGGTGAGCTGTGACATGGTGTTCTCCTGTTATTGACCTCCGCCGTCGCCTTCCATGTTGTTGCTGACGGTGAAGTAGTAAATCACGCTTGCTGCAATGATGCCTGTCGCCTTCTCTCGGATCTCGAAGAAGACCTGCATCCCGCCGGCCCCGATGCCTTCTTCCCCTTGGCCGGGACACGACATGCCGAAATCACGCTCGACGTCCATCGAAAGCCAGACGTTGAATTCTCCCCAATACGTCACGTTCGGTTGATTGGGGGCGATGTAGAGAGATTGAAGCGTCGCGCGCAGCTCGTAGCGGGTGCTGTGAATGGTCTCCAGCGGAGACGAGACGAGCCAGCAATTCGCGTAGTCGGCGTCGACGTCGTACTGCGGATAAAGCACGTTGCCGAGCTTCTGGTTCAGTGTTCCGTCGGGTCGGAAGGTCCACTCGTCATAGCGTTGATACCACGGACCGACAGGCGGCCCCATGAAGTTGTAAGGGTCCGGCAGGCGGACGATTGCCTTCGTTCCGATGTCGGGGACGCCGGGTGTCGTGTCGATCGGATCCTGGTCGTCACCGGGGCCCGGCAAGAGGTGAACGTCGACGTTATGGATGCGATCGTCATCGACGAAGGCCGTCAGCTTGAGGAGCTGCGCGCCTCCCTCGTCCTCGCCGCCGTCTTCGATGAGCGAGATCTTGACGATGTTCTCGCGCTCCTGCGTCAGCTTGAAGAGCATGAACTTCGGACGCTCCCGATTGCCGTCATCGGTGATGATGAGGAAGTCAGGCTCCGTCGGAAGAACGACGTCATGGTCGGTCGGGCCCGGCGAGACCTCGACGGCGGGGGTGTAGCTTCCGTCGTCACGCTGCAGCGAGATCGCGAGAGGCTCGTCTCCCCATTGCGGCGGCTCGCTGAGGGTCAAGGTCAGATCCGCATAGCCGATGACGTCTCCGGACTGTCCGAGGACCCCCGTGTCGGGAAGCCATCGGACGGCCTCGTAGAACGCCGGGAGGATGCCCTGCATCTCGGTCGTGCATTGCACCGTCTCGCGGCGGAGCGCGAGCTTCGCGGCGGTGTAGAGGCCCTCTCGCGTCGCGTGCGTGCGGCCGGTGATGCCGTAGAAGCGGAGGCGGACCGGGTTCTGCATCGACTCGACACCCGGGGCCGGGCACTCGATCGGCAGGCCCCAGCTCCAGGAGCGATTGTCGAAATACTCGACGATGACGCCGTCGGGTCGCTCCGGTCCCGGCAGGGACTCCGTCGTCTGCATCGTGCCTGGAACCGTGTTGCGACGATGGAACGCGGTTCGAGGGAGGGTCTGCTTGTCGTCGCGTGCCAGCGTGCGGACGCCGCCACGTCGGAAGCAGCGGGCACGGCCGGCACCGGCGATGATCTGGCAGGCGGAATCCGCGTCGATGCTGGTGTCGAAGACGTAGTCGAAGCGATCCTGCCGCTTCTCCCAGAGTTGCGCGTATTGATAGATCTGATTCAGGTCGACGCGATCGTCATCGAGACCCTCTCCCCAAACCGAGGAGGTCCAGAGATCAGCGAGCCACCATGCAGGGTTTCTCGTCGCGACCTCCTCGCTCCATCCGTTGTAAGGCTCCCACTTCCGGCATTTGCCGGTCGCGATGATGCTGAGGCGGCTCTGGCTGATGTTGTTGAGCTGCTTCGATGCGCGCATCACCAGCTCGAAGTGCGCGGCATTCGCGTTCAGGGTGACCGACGTCTGAAGCTCTGCTCGCAGGTTCGCCCAGGTGAGGTCGTGAGACGCGCGGCCGCTGTTTGACTTGATGTCGTTGCGGACGACGCGGATCTCGACACGTCCCGGCGTGGTCAACTCGTAGGTATTGGTCCAGCGGCGAGGCTCCAGGGAGTTGACGTTCGTCCGCGACTCTTCCGCGAGCGTGTCCCAGGTGCTGGTCGGGACTCCGAACTGATTGATCCGTCGATACTCGACCGACCACGCAAAACTGACGGGCTGAGGGTTCCCGCTGTTGTCCGAGATGTAGGCGCCACGAGGCGCCACGATGTCGACGCTGATGTGAGTCGCGATGCTGCGGGGGCCGCACGCCGCAAATCCGCCGACGTAGTAGGCCGTCAGCAGTTCTTGCCCGGCCACCTCTGGAGAGGTGACGATGTTCGGCTTCGCGGTCGAAGGAAGCGTCCCAGGAGGAAGGTAGTTCGCGACGAGGATGTCCTTGAAGCTCTCGATCTGCGTGTCGTCGATGAGGACGCGCTCGATGTCGTGGTTCCCGATGCCGATGCAGTACACCGCGTAGAAGAACTGATCGTGATCCTCGAACTCACCGCCGAAGCCGTCGTTTCGGAGGACCGGCTTGAACTCGGTGTAAGGCTCACCAGCGAACGGCGGATAGGTCTGGTGTCGACCGCAGATCTTCGGGATGACCTGATAGAGGCGGGGGACGTTGCCTTGAATGCTGACGCTGTAGGTGTTGCTGTCGCTCTCCGTCTCGGTCTTGCGCGCAGCATCTGGTCGCGTGAAGACCTGCAGGGCGAAGCTGCCGAGCGCGAGGACGTAGGCGCCGGATCCCGGCGCGTAGACATTCGCGACGATGGAGACGACGACGAGGAGGAGCTGCAGGAGGCCGCCCTTGCCGTCGCCGCGAGGGTAAGCGAACCACTCGACGACGTCGCCTTCCTTGAGCTGGTGATCCCAGAACGCACGCGGCACGTAGCCGGGGCCGCCATTGATTCGGACGACGAGCATGTCGTCGATCCCCTTCGGCATCGTGTCCGCAATCGTGGTCCCCGGCGTGACGAGGACGGGGTCCGACTTGCCGCCGAACGGCGGCCGGCTGACCGTCGAGACGATGAGTTCGTTCTTCACTTCTGATGCCTCCAGATCTCGAATTCACCGAAGCCGCGCGACTTCAGCGAGGACCAGCTCTCGAACACGACGGCGCCGAGGGTCCAATGCAGCACGCCGACGACACCATCGGCCTCGACTGCGAGGGCAACATGCCGGCCCCGTCGATGTCCTCTCATGACGATGATGTCGCCGTCTCGCGCCGGCATCTCTGCGGGCCTCCAGCCGTGGACGCGAGCCGCCTCGCGCACCGCGGCCGCCGTGTCCTGAGTAGCGAGGAGATCCGGCAGATCGCATCCGTACTGCATCCGAAGGCCGGTGCAAACGAGGCCCCAGCATTGCCCGACGTCGGTGAGGCCGATGAGGTCATGCGCCCAGTGCTTGGTCATATCGCGGCGAGCCCGGGATACTCCTCGGGCTTGAATGTGATGACTGGGATCGACACGTTCACGGGGTCGCCGAAGCTGGCCGTCAGCGTCGCCGTCGTCGCGTTGTATGCGACCGACGTGAGCGTGATCTTCATCGGTGGTTGAATGTCCGGCTCGCTGAGATCGTCGGAGACGTAGACCCGCTCGATCAGCTCCCACTGCTGCAGCGCGAACTCTGTAGTCGACCGCGCGACGCGGAGCGCCTCAGTCAGCACGGAAGAAACGTTGTCGATACTGATATTGATCTGCGGCGCGTCGGACTGGTCACCCTCAGAAGGTCGAGAGACGCGGATCGCTGACGCCATGAAGTGAACCATCTCGCCCGGGTTTCTCGGCGCGGTGTATTCGATACCGGCGTCGATCGGTTCATGGTTTCGCACGACTCGAACCGGAGCCGTCATGGATGGGTGATAAAGCTCGTATGCATAGAGGACGGCGCGATTGATCGGCGAGATCGCGGCCGCTTCCTTCAGGGCATCGGACAGGCTGAGTCCGTGGATCGGTTCTTGAAAAGTTGCCATAGCGTCAGACCGGGAGGTAGGTGATCGAGGCCTTGTGGATGATGGTGTCGCCTTGGACCTCGACCAGCATCTGAGATGCATCGATGTTGATGATCTCGTCGAGAACGATGTCGGTGACGGAATCGATTTCGACCTCGTCGACGTAGAGCCGCGCAGTAGATCCGTCGAATGTGATCCTGACCTCGACGTTTTCTGTGAAGTCAACCTCCGGCGGGAGCGTGAACTGCGCGATCGTGGAACTGTAGTAGCCTTTCGCTACTGCGATGTAGGCGTCGCCGTCACGCTCGACCATGATTCCCATCCCTGGGCCCGATGCACCGATCGAGACGCCTCCGGCGAAGTCATTCGTCGGAGACCTCCCGGTGACGCGAGCATCCATCGTAATAAGGAACCGGGCTCCATCCAGGTTCGGGCCCATGCGTCCGGCGGTCCCCGTGGAACAGATCAGTTCGCCGTCTTCATTGAAATCGGTGTTGAATCCGTCGGGCAGGTACAGCCAGACATCGGGCGGAACAGCGTCGAATCCGGACTCGATACCGGGAAGAGTGGGGTCGAAGAGGATCAGCGGTCCGCCTGGAGTTGGCGGCGGCGCGACGTACAGCGACCCGAAGAGCGCGACGCGCGAGATCTTTCCTTCGGGATCCTCCGCGGTGCTGTTGCTGTTGCCGGTGCCGAGAATGAGATTCGCCTCCGAAAAATTGATCGTCGTCGGCTCCGTCAGCTCGACGGGATCGAAGACGTCACCATTGATCCGAACGGTGTAGCCGAACTCCGTCGTCCTGACGACGATCTTCTTCGCCCCGAAGGGTAGAACGTAGTAGGTGAATCCGTCCTGCAGGAAGCCGACCGAGACGGTGACGACGTCAGGCGTTTCGCCTTCGCCTTCTTCTCCGTATTCGTAGCCGTAGACGTAGACGCGGAATTCGTTGTTGTTGGCGTCGTCGAAATAGATGCCGGTCACCGCGCCGCGGACCGGGAACACGTCCATCTCAAAGCGCCATCCAGGATTGAGCTGCGGCGTTTCATTCAGCTCGAAATCGTAGAAGATGCTCGCCGCATAGGATCCGTTAGGACCGGAATAGACGTTGCCGATGCCGTCGAGGTTCGCAGAGACGCCTTCCTGGACGTCCCAATAGCTGTTATAGAGCTGGACGTCTTGCGCGTGGTCAGCGAGGACCTCATCAAGGGGG